ACCGGACCTGACTGCCGATAAATGTATGCGACGGTCGGCTGTTCTAGCCAGCACTCGTCCCTCAGGAGTTATGCGTGACATACCGACTGGTGGCATAAAATAGGCAGAAGTTGGATAAGAAGAAGATAAAGTAGAAGTTGTTAGTGAAGAAGAAGAAGTTGATGAAGAAGATGAAGAAGAAGATGAGGATGGCACCTCGCCTTTAACCTCCGGGTCATCGTCCGGACACTCTGGAAGGAACGATGCAGGCACCCTAACCTTAGCCAAACGACCAATTTTGCTCTCTAATTTCTCTTTAGACGAAAGCAATGGTCCTGGATAACCAAGGAATGGCGTAGCATCATTTAATTGGGTAATTTCCAAATACCCGGTCCAGCCATTGGGCCAGGTATTCAAAGAATAAATCGGGAAACCAACGAATCCAAAATCACTGGTATCCAAAGATACGATCTCGTTCTCAAAAGAGAACGTGATACCACTGGCAGACGTTATTGCCTCAGAAGCCTGAGGAAATAATGTTGAGACAACCATACAATTACTATTAAAAGTATAAAGTGTGTTAGTCGCGTTAGGACCAGTGCCACGCACAGTAACGCGATACTTGTTGCCCACAACGGGGTTTTCAAACTCCACAAACCCAGATACATTGTTGACCGGAATCAACAGTGCACTGAGCGATGGCTCCAACGGGGACGGGGGAAACGTTGTCGACAACAGCGATCCTGACCATCCCGGAAGAGACCATGTTTGGGTGGGTATCTCACCACCATTAAACTGGAGCGTGGGCTTGAACAATGATACATCATAAGAAACCCACAAACCACCTATATCCGCCACGGCTTGCATACCTTCGGTCATCAGTTGAAAACTGCCGAAATCATAAAACTTTGGGTCCACAACATCTGCAGTAGACGAGCGAACAAAAAGATTGTCTAGTGTAGAGCTAGATCTCTTACACTCAACAGCATGGATTAAATTATCAGCAGGCTTTCCCATATTGGCAAATTGTGTAATCAGTGCAGACTTCACGTCACTGAAATCTGCAGCTGACACATTGTAAGATGTTGCCATTATGACCTTTCCCAACGCAGTGTTGGTGCTAGATAACGCATTTGATGAAGTTGAAACAAATTCAAAGATCAGACCATGCAATTCATACTGTTGAAATTTAACCGCTACACTCGACAACCACGGAAACGTTTTCACGTTTCCGGGGTTTATGATGAATTTCCTATTCTTGAAATCAATACTGCCATTAATATCAGTAAGATACTCACGCGCCCGAAGACGTATGACTGTCTCACCAAATGATGGCACATTAGTGACTCCCATCAAGGAATTTCTTGAAATGGTGTATCCGCCAGAACCAGAGACATAGTTGTAGAGGTACTGCCCGGCCATTCCAGCCGCGCGCCCAATCCTACCACCAATCCCGGGGGCAATTAAACCACCAATCATTTCGCCAGCTCTCGCTAAAGAACCGTCAAGCTTCCTTCCACCCACCTTTTTCCGTCTAACTTTCTTGGCCTTAGCAGCGACGGACCTGACTGCTTTGGTTGCTTTCTTTTGTTTTCGAGGAGGCATGTAATAACGATGAAATATCAAAATTACAGCCGGGCAACTCGAATTGGGGATCTGTTCCACAGTATACTCTCACATAATGAGCCGCATAATGCCGTTGTTCATCAGTACAGTATGACAATATTATGGGATGATCAATCGGTGACCTAGCGTCTGTCAGTTGATCAAAATAACTCTCAAGAGCTAATTGATCAAAAACTGAAACACCATACGCTTCTTCCATAACAACCCTAGTCTGCATAACAACAGGCCGGGGTTCTAATGAAGAACCGGTCATCTTTTGCTTCACCCACCAATCATCAATACGGTAGTGACTAGTAGACGTCAAACGTAGTAACGCAAGCGCAAATGACTGCAAAATCGGTGCACCCACCGATTCAGCCAATAGCGACATAGCCTTACCACGCAGCAGCTCACACTTCACCTTTTCAGATGAATTGTGAAACTTCCTGTGTGCCCACCCCAAATTCAAAACCTTTTTCATGGGGGCTGGAACCACCACGAAAGTGTCGGAATCGAAAACCATAGAACAGAAAGAAGCACGCTCCACTTTACTATGGAATTCAATCTTGACATTGAATCCCATAACCACATAAAAAGAAGTAATGGAGCTAGGTAGAGTACCAACTCTAGGATCGATAATGCCAAATCGACAAAGGTCATCAGCCACCCGACAGGAACCAGGACAAGCTGTCCTAGTAACCAACAGGCGGTGTCGACCACAATCTTTATATAATCGACCTTTATAGGTGGCAATTCTACAGGTTTTTCTATTACAACAGGTTGGCTTGGCCAAATCACACCTCGAACAATGTCCAATTGCGATTGGACATATTCTTGCAAGACAGTCGTCTCCCTCAATGACACAATCTGAGTCTTGAAACCCAAATAATTCGCATAAAAATAAGAAGACCATGAGGTTTGTAAAGCCGTTGCCCAGTGACGTGCACATTTCTCCAGACATTCTACACGCAGGGATACGTGCTCGAACATCCTTGAACTCACATCTATTAATGCCCCCGACCACTCTGCAGAAGTACTTGATAGTTGCTGCTGCGTCGGCATTGTCCTTGACAAAGTATCTATAGAGCTCAAACTCACATTCTTCAAATAGTCGACGAGTGAAGTGACTTTCGAATGCAGTATAATCTGTTGCGATGTATTGAGCACCGTCTCTATTGATCCTGTCGTAGACGTACCGAGCTCGCTCATTAACAGGGATATGTTTAATGAACTGAGGGTGGTCGTAAAGTTGTTTTTCCAGTGCTGAAAATATTGGTCCCACTCTGATCTTAAACTCGTCAACACGGGCGTAGATTCCTCTGATATGCTTGTAACTGGGGTAGGATTCGTCTTTGGGGAAACACTTAACCACATAAGAAGACAAATCATACTTACTATCACAAGACTCCATCTTAGCACACAAATCAAGCAACGCTTCCTTTCGGGCGTTACTATACGGTGTGCTCCGAATCCACGTCCGCGGGTCAAGATCATGATCAGCAGCCATAGGAACGATATTATCTCTAACCCACCGTCGTACAAAACTTTTAAATCTGCGACGTATCCAGCGATTAGGGTGGGGAGGTTTACAGCCAACGCGTTTAATGACCGACCTAACCACGTTCGGAACGTGGCTAGGATCCCCATGAGGATTGGCGGCCCCGAGAACAATTGGGCCCAAACTTGTCGCCACAACGGGACGACCACATTTGCCATCAGTGTGTCGAACGCTAATGCGGACACCGACCTTTGGAGGCGATACTTCTGGAAGTGTAACCTCATCGAATCGGTACCCGTACTTAACGACACGGAGTTCTCGGGGCCCGTCTGAAAATCCACCTGTGAAGCGGTGGTGCGTGAATAACGCATGAAAGAATACGCAACAGCAACCGTGTTGTTGATTGTAATCTTATCATCCGCACCTAAATTGATGTCCTGATACGACTGCGCACAAGATGTCAAACGCATTAACAATGTCGCATCATTCAAGAGGAGGTCCCCCTTGGCAAACAAATGCCAAAACAACGTCAAAGATATTTCTATCCATTCATCATTGAGAACCTCATCCACTTGCATACTCGACCATGTCCGTGAATGAACACGCACATGGCGAATGCGATGAATACGAGGGTGATAAGCAAATTTCTTCGCAATCATTTTGTGGGCATTCGATCGCCGGTCCACTTCCGGATCTGGAAGGGGCTCCGCCTCATCAAAATACCACACATCATTCACCACCGTACAAAACGCATATTTTATGTAAGCATCAATTGCACCATTCACTGCCAATAAACCATATGACAGCAAATAGCACCACACCGCCGCTAAAATCAGACTATAGCTAACCAACATGCACGTCAAATCAAATAATGTTCTGTAGCTAACCCAGAACATTATGAACATCACAACGGAATAAACACAAACCGCATGATTGCGATGTTCGACATGATCCTGATACACAAACGAACCAGGATTTTTATCCCACTGCGTGCATGGTTCCTCAATTGCAG